CTTCAGGGTTTGCCGGACTTACGCTTCAGAAGCGTCTCAACAAACGACTGAACAAGCTCCTTATGCTCGCCTTCGAGTTGGCTGAGCATATCGCCTAACTTATTGGTTGAATCCGGTAAAAGGTCCGATAGGGGCCGTTTGAGTTTTTGGGTGATTTCGCGGGCTTCTGCAACCGTCATTTGAGTGCCCTTTTTAGGGTCTCTGGCGTTCTGCTCAAATCTTTGTATGCGCTGGAAATACCATCCCTCTTCCTCGCCACCCAATGCTTCGGCTAGTTGGGTCTGGGTCAGCCCGAGGCTTTCACGTAATTCTTTAAGTCTGTGCGCAGCTACTTTCATCATCCGATTCCTATATTTTTGAGGAAAATGGGCATACAACAGAATTTGTGAAAATTTCCTTGACAGGAATACACAAATACTGTGTATTAAGCCCATGGACTTAAGAAAGCACAGAGAAGAGCAGGGCCTTTCCGAAAAAGAACTAGCGGCCCGAGTTCTCGAACAAATGGGTGTCAGACCTACTGCGAAGAACTACAAACGAAAGCTTCGCAATATGGTCGAGTACGTTAAACGCTGGGAAGATTTGGCTTGCCGGCCAAGTCCCAAATACATGCCGCATGTGATTGCAGTCACAACGCCAGAAGTCGCGGCAAGTTTTTATCAATAACTCCCCATAACGAGGGGAACGGGTACTGGGAAATGAGTTCATTAGATTTTTTTACGCCTAGCGCGAGTGGAAATCTCCAAGAAGTTGGTGGACAGCATGGATAAGCGTTGGAACGCAACCGCCGAATGCTCTGAAGCCTTTGAGTGGCGCAAATGGCAAAACGAAATTCCTTTTATTCAATGGCCTTCCGATTGGGAAGTTAAGGCAATCCCACCCTTTGCGGGCGCGGTCATTCGCTATTTTATCCGTCACTCGAAAGATTATAGCGCACACGTGAGCGTTTATCTTGATTGCTACGATCAACTTGGATGCGTAGGTCAACCATACTGGGAAATTCACCCTAACACTTCGGATGATTGCGACCGCTTTCTAATGGCGGAAACAAAGGAGCTGCTTCAAGGAATTTCCGACAGCCTAGCAAAACAAATGGAGCGCAAGTGACCCGCTCCGAAATCCAGAAATCATTCAAAAGAATTTGTCCTCCTCGTCATGGGGAGAAACAACCATTCTGGTTCGAACGGACGGCCAGAATACTGAGCAAATACGATGCTCAGTGGGAAACTAAACACGTCCGTTATCTCTGGAAGGATGACCGTGCTGATTTAGACGACTGGCAGGGTCATTCAATCCGTCAAGCATTAGCCTCACTGCGTACCTCAAGCTTCGTGCCCGAAGCGAAACACCCACACTTGAATGACCTAAAAACCAGACTTGAAGAACAAGATAAAAACATCTCACGGTTGGAGAAAATACTTGAACGGGAAATCACATTCAAACGTAGCTTGGGAGAGTGGTTGCTCTCACACTAAGCTATTTAAAATTGAACTTAATAAAGGCGCATTTACCCTTGTTGATGAACAAGATTACTCTGTGCTGACCAAATGGAAGTGGAAGCTTGGCACATCAGGTTATGCGCAAAGAAATTCCTGTCAAAGAGGCGAGGTAAAAACCTTATTCCTTCACCGCTTTCTAATGTCTCCCCCAGCTGGGCTTAGTGTTGATCATATAAATGGCAACCGATTAGATAACCGGAAACATAATCTAAGAATATGCACAACACAGCAAAATCTCCAAAACTCAAAACCTCGCAGCGGGCGTAAATTTAAGGGGGTGACAAAATCACGAGACGCTTGGCAAGCAAGGATATTTGCCGATGGTCGCCGCATATCTCTCGGACGTTTTCGCTCTCCTGAAGAAGCTGCCGCCGCCTATAACGAAGCCGCAAAAACGCATTACGGCGAGTTTGCTTGGTTGAATGAGGTGCCACAATGAATTTCTGGCTACACACTAACTTAGCGCGTTTATATAACCATATCGGCTTTCTCTCCTGCGATGTAGGCGAGTGGGCTTTCAAACATGCCGAGAAACACGAACACCGGGCAGAGAACGAACACCTCCGCCAAGGACGGTTCCTGTGAGCCATTCGACCGGAACAGGAGCAGCCATGGCTCCGATAGAGATCAGGCGCATTGAAGGCACTTTCAAATGCAGGGGATACGAAGAACCTAAACTGACAGAACATCTAACGGGCATGCAGGGTTTGGGTTCCAACACGGCTATGAAAATGTGGGGTTGGAAATGATCCGCGTAATACTGCCCCATCCACCGAGAGAATTAAGGCCGAACTCAAAACACCACTGGGCTGTCAAAGCCAAGGCGGGAAAGAAGCACAAGGGCGAATGCTACATGCTGGCGCGTCCGAGAAAGAAAGACGTCCCTAAGGATAAGGATTTATACATCAACCTTACGTTTCACCCCCGGACAAATCACAAGATCGACCGGGACAACGCTCTAGCCTCAATGAAATGGGCTTTGGATGGGATTGCAGCGGCTTGGGATATGGATGATTCCAGGTTCATACCTTTTGTTGAAATCGGCTGTCCAAAGAAGGGCGGTCAGGTTGTAATGGAGGTAACTGCGAAATGAAACTCGCATTCCTTTTAACCATCACAGCAACGGTATTCTACTTTATCGGGCAGTACAGCTTGATCGTTAACCTCATGGAGGGTCCATGACACCAAGAATGAAAAAGGTTCTGGACTTCATCACATCTCATGTCGAGAAACACGGCTATTCACCTACCTACCGGGAAATGATGGCTGAACTTGGAATGAAGTCAGCATCCGAGATCCATCAGGTTGTCGATTATCTGGAGGCAGATGGATTTATCATCAAGGTACGTGGCCGGGCGCGGGGCATAGAGCTCGTAAACAGCTTCCACAGAATAGAGCAAGCATCATTCCGTCAGTTTCTTGAATCTCGCGGGCTTGTCGATGAATACAAAAATTTCCTTAAGGCCATGGTGGAGATGGCGGCATGAGAACAAATAGGAACATTTACCCCCGCTATTCACAGAACATCTGCGTACAAAAGTGGAATAATGTTCTATTTTACTCTATTATTACATTGATTTCAATAAAGAAAACCCTCGGTGGGCTTGCTGGCTGTTCCGAGGGTCTGAGAGGCTCTTTTAAGGTATCTGAATACCTTTCAAAAGTCAATCAGTTCGCTGAGGCAGCAAATGTTTGGTCGTTTCCAGGAATTAAAACGATCTGTTCCCGGCGCGAACTTGGCCTGAAAAGGACTTCCGAGCGCCCGACTGTCAGACAATGGGCTGAGGGAAAATGCAGGCAATCGACCCCGTAACTATATCGCTGTTCTTCAGCGGGGGAGGCCGGTGTGGCTACCGTAACAAGCACTTGCATTATACCGGGATTAAATATTGTCCGCCAATTACCGTGAGACCCTCGTGGGAGGGGAGGCGAGCGGAATGCAGAGCTATGGGTTTTAAAAAAATGAAACGGGTTGGAGAAATATTAGAAGCATACACTGGGTACTATACTTTTCCTTTTTCAGGGGAGCCGTTTAACGGGACGGTTATTAATTTGAACCCCGATGAATGTAAGATCTTTTTTCAGATGGAGGGCAAAGGTGACGAACATAAATTCAGGGAGAGGTTACTGAGTATGGATAACTGGTTTACAAACAAGCCTTACTCTGTTCAGCAGAATTGGGCGAAACACGTAGCGAAGTGGTTGAGACAATGACCGACTATCGGAAATTTTTTGAGAAATATGGCCCCCATTACCCGCAATGTAAGTATTTTAACGACGCGCCTAGTGGCGGTTTTTGGGAAGAATTATACCAAGCCTTCAAACAGCGCCTAGAGGTTGAAGCAATGGAGAGGTGCAAAGAATTATTTGAAGACTGCGATCATTTAGGCCAAGTGGCAATTAACAGAAACGGCGAGACGATTTGCGGTGACTGCGGCGATGTTATCGTCCCCAAGGAGAGCGGCCATGAGTAAGCTTGAAGAGGCGATTAAAAAAATTATCAGCGATAACTGGGTAAGATCGTGGGGGAACCATATGGGGTCTTGGAGCCGTGACGAATTGGAAAGGCAGTGCCTTGATTTTGTTAAGCATGTTGAGCCTAACGTCCCGAGTATTGTTCTGGCTGCGCTGATTTCCCTCCACCAATACAACAACACAGGGGAGGGGTGATGACGAAAGAAGACCATCTACAGGGGCAAATCAATCTTTTGTACAACAGCCTTTTGAATTTAAAGGATGGATTGGCAGCCCTTGGAACCCTACAACAAAACGAGTTTTTAAATAGCTGGTCGGCGCAAATGGAAAAAGCATTTGACGGCCTTGACGCGTTATACCCCACCGACACCACAAAGGAACCCAAGACATGAGAGAATTTGGCCCAATGACGGATGAAATACTCCCGATACAAATCAGGGAAGACAAATCGGTTTATATACAGGGCATCCCACACGACTTGACGTCAGCGGAAGCGCAGAAAATAGCGAATATTGTTATCGCGAATGTTAATCCCCCCAACGACACGAAGGAGGCCGAGTGATGGATGACAATAAAAACGATTTAGACAATATGCACCCGGCCATAGCCAAGCGGCGAAGAAGCACGCGTAATGCGATAGCATATATTGAAATATATAATAACGCGGATGTCAGGACATATATTTCTGACGAGGTAGAGACGCTGGAACAGCAACATTGGGTCCGTGAACAAATACAGCATGGTCTTAGTGAACTCGAAAAACTTTTACTGGATAAAAATTATAAGAGGACGAAATGACCACTCAGAAAGCGATAAAGGCGCTGGCCAAAATAAAACGCGCTTTTGAACATGGAGAAATGCATAAGCTTACCGGGGATGAATTTTCACCCATCGAAACCGCCCTCCAACCCCAGATACCGGAAGGCTATGTACTGGTTCCGATTGAGCCGACCGATGTTATGTGCCAAATGTCCGCTACTGCGTACAAAATGGATTGCACGGGAGCTTTTCAAGCTGATCCAAGAGAAGTTTACAAAGCCATGATTTCCAGCGCACCCAAAGAGGGGAAATAGGGGGTATATGGAACCTGAAGACCATCAAGAGTAAAATTGTCATATGAGCGAAGACCAAGCGAAGGTCGGAAGACCTACAAAATACAGCAATGAGCTTGCTGACAAGATATGCCAGGAGATCGTACTAGGATACTCTCTAAGAACAATTTGCAAAGAAGAAACAATGCCTTGCGTGGCAACTATCTTTAATTGGCTGCGAACGCAAGAGGGGTTTTTAGAGCAATACGAAAAAGCCAAGGAAATGCAAGCTGACTCTCTTGCTGAGGACATCCTCGATATTGCAGACGATGGCTCAAATGACTGGATGGAAAGGCACGATAAAGAAGGCGAAAACATAGGATGGCAACTTAATGGGGAGCACGTTCAAAGATCCCGCCTAAGGATCGACTCCCGTAAATGGATTGCCTCAAAGCTCAAAGCCAAGAAATACGGCGATAAAATTACCAACGAGCATACGGGAAATCTCACCGTAGAGATTGTAAAGTTTAATGCGAATACGCCTCCCGGCCAATAACTGGCAACCAAGACCTTACCAATTAAACCTCTGGAATGCGTATGAGTCAGGCGTAAAGAGATTATCCGAAGTCGCTCATAGACGATGGGGCAAGGACGAAATCGCTCTGAATATGGCTGCTACATCAGCCTTTCAACATCCTGCAACATATTGGCACATGCTTCCGGAATATTCTCAAGCCAGAAAAGCAATCTGGAATGCGATTAATCCCCATACAAACAAACGACGAATAGACGAAGCTTTCCCTATGGAGATCCGGGAGAATACGAACGAACAAGAAATGTTTATCCGGTTTGTTAATGGAGCTACATGGCAGGTTGTCGGATCGGATAGTTATAAATCACTCGTTGGCGCTCCGCCTTATGGGATCGTTTTCTCTGAATGGTCGAAAGCTCACCCCGCTTCATGGGCGTACTTAAGCCCGATCCTTGAGGAAAATGGAGGCTGGGCTTTATTCATTACAACGCCTGAAGGCAAGAACCACGCTTACGATATGCACAACATGGCCGTAAAGAGCGACAGATGGTTTGCTGAAGTTCAGACGGTCGATGATACGGGATTTCCTATCGAGCGAGTAGAAGCAGCCAGAGAAGAATACAGAGCCTTATATGGTATTGATGCAGGGGACGCATTGATCGAGCAGGAATATTATTGTTCGTTCGATGCGGCTATTTTGGGGGCTGTCTACGGCAAGCAGATGGCAAGGATTGTTAAGGAAGGCCGAATAACCAACAGAGTTAAGCATGATCCGTTATTCCCTGTGTATACGGCTTTTGATTTAGGGCGAAGAGACGCGACAGCAATATGGTTCTTCCAAATGGGGCCTAATGAAATCCTCCTGATTGATTATTTCGAGGAGAGCTTTCTTGATCCTCAAGAGATATGCGAGATTTTATACGGCAGAGAGATAAAAGTCAGCCATATCAATCCCGAGACTAAAGAGGTTGAGAAATGGGAATTTGGCGAGGATATTGAAAAGCACGCGCACAGGAAAGCATATCGATACAATGAGTTTCATTACGTTCCTCAAGATGCTGGTAACAAACTCCAGGCAGCTGGAGGCCGGTCAATCGTTGAGCAGGCTAGAGAGTTTGGCATCAAGATGGCCGTCATGCCAGAAACCACACATGCGAACAGGCATGCAGCATTAAGAAAGACCTTGGATCGCTGCTGGTTCAATGAGGATAGGTGTTTAAAGGGAACTGAAGCCCTGAAGTGTTATCACTTCCAATATGATGAAGAGAAAAAGAACTACGGCAAGGAACCTGTCCATGACTGGTCATCCCATGGATCGACGGCAGCCGAATTAATGGCAAGAGTATGGCAGGAGAAGGTTATCGATGTTAAGGAACTTGACAGGCGTGAACTCGTAAATAGCTTCCATTCCAAGCGCAGACAGCATAATCTGGTTGCTGAAGATCCCTACAGAGTGAGGACGAAATGAGATATTTATTGATTTTATTGACTTTAACAGCATGTGCGACAGCCCCTGAGGTTGTTAAAGACCCTAAAACAGGGGCTACGATTGAATGCGTATCCAAGCATAAAGTCCTGTTCTGGACGGTGTTCACACAGAGCAAGTGTCGTGCGGCTCCATAAAACCGGACACCCGATAGCCGACACAGTTTCAGACCTGATAGGAGAATTGCCAGATGGAGACTACAAGATCGCGTATGGAATCCTCAGGCATAATATATTTCATGGCTCAAACTGGTTTGAAATCGATAAAGGTTTCTGGGGGGCGGAGCATTATAACGGATCATACCGTATTTCATTCTGTGGAACCCAGCCCAGATGGACTCCTGATGCCCCAAGAAAGCCCCACGGACTCACGCTAGAGCCTTGGAAGCAACAATCAGGCCCCGCTCTCATAGCCCCACCCACGAGTCACGTTTGCGATTTCTTCGGCATAAGCTTTCGTGACTGGCTGGCAGCAACACTATTCAACGTCGATGGTCCATACATCATTCGGCACAAGGGCGACCCTTCACCGATTGATTGGGATTCCATAAGCAAGGTTATCACGTTCAATTCCACCTTAGGCGTTGAAGCATTACGCAGAGGAATACCTGTAATTTCTGACGAAGAACATTCATCCATAGGAAGTTACACGAAGCATAAAAAAGCTCTTGCAAACTACGACAGGTCTGATCTATATGAATTGCTCGCTAGTCACCAGTTTAAGTTACGAGACACCGAGCAAATATGCAGAGTAATTCACCACTATCTATCTTCATCGGCTTCGACAGCCGCGAAGCAGTCACAGCAGACGTCCTAAGCCATTCCATTAAAAAACGCACTGATGCCAAGGTAGACATTCAATACCTGAAGCACAGAGAGCTTCGTAAGCGAGGGTTCTTCAAGCGTCCGTGGCTTATAGAGTCAGAGACAGGTGAATTTAAAGACCTGATCGATAACAAACCCTTCTCAACTGAATTCTCCCACACACGCTTCCTCGTTCCTGCCT